TTATTTTTTTATTGACGATGGTTTTACTTGATTGAACACATTATTTTCTATCCCAAAAATCCAGTTTGCATTCACTTCATAAATTTTGCAGATGTTTTCTATATGCTTTGCTGTGAAATGCGCTAACCCTTTTTTTATTGGTGCCAGGTTCTGCTTTTGAATATCGATGATTTCACAAAAATCTTTATCAAATTTAATTTTACCCAATTCCTTGAGTAGAATGATTAATTCAAATATTTTAATATCAGAATCATACATTTTATTGAATAAATTTTACTTTTAAATCTTTATCCAAAATAACAGTACAGCTGTCTAAAATTAATGCGCCCATTTTATTTTTTCCTCTATAAGAATGTTTGATTTTATAAATATCTACTGGTTTATAATTTTTCTTATATTCTTTCACCTCTTGTATTTGAGATTGAAGTAATTTATTTATTTCTTCATAATTTTTAGTAGCAGATGCGATTGCTTTGTCGCTAGTAAAATTCATAGCATCATTATAAGATATAGTTGCTAAAGAATCTATATGTAATTCTTCTTTTACGAGTTCAAAATATTTATCATCATCATTTACTGATGATTTTGTTTTTTCAAGTTTACCAAAACTTACTGATTCATAACTTTTTGGGTCATCCATTTTTGAGGTAATAAATTTTTCTATATTTTCTTTTGCCTGTTCTTCTGGGCTTTTTGAACATGAAACTAGTAACGCTATTGCCGATAATCCTAAAATAATTTTTTTCATAATTTGGTTTTTTTGGTTTAATATAAATGACTTGACGCTTGTACTTTGAATATTGATAAAATGGAACTCTTTTTTATTTGTTGAGGTGGAAACTCATCTTTCTTGCTATCGGTTGGCTTACTTATTAACGTGTAAGCGTCATCTGTTTCGCCCTTAGTAACTATTTTAACCATTCTAAAACCATCATTTGTAACCAAGGCATATATTTCTCCAAATGGAAAGAAATCTTTCCAATTATTGATTTTTACGAGTCCTATTGCATCGCCGTGACAGATCAGTTTTGCCATACTTTGACCAGAAGCTCTCACAACGTAATCACAACCTTTGAAAAAGGGATGACTTACATATGAATCTGGGGATATTGATTGATTATTTTCTACTTCTAAAAATCCCGCTGTAAATTCTATGTCGTAATACGGAACTCCTTTAGGTTGTTTTAGATTATTATCAGTTTCCAAGTTGTCAAAATCATAGGCTTTTAAGAATTTCTCTAAAAACTTATCTGAAACAGGTATTTTATTATTTAAAATCTTCGAAACTTGACCTTTATCAGTTTTAGTTTTTTCTGATATTTCCTTGACGGGTTGACGAATAGTTGTTTTTTTTAACAACTGTTGAAAACGAATATTATTTATATCATTTTCATAATCAGTTACTTCCATAATTTACAGAATTTAATTAAAAATAATTGAATTTTAGTTGCAAAATAGTTGTTTAGTTGAAATATAGTTGTATATTTGCTGTATCAAAATAGATAATTCAAAAATACAACAATTATGAAAGCACTAACCAAATTATTCAACAAAGTTTTTAAAAGCAAAAAACAAGTAGAACTTACAGAGGATGAATTTGATGCTTGGATAGTTTCTATTAGACAAAAACCACAATTAGTTGGGAAACCTATAACTGTTTATGTTAGGAATTCAAAACCTAATAATAGCGGTTTAGAAGCAGCAGGAAATTTAGTATTGGCATAATTAATAATTAAAAATCAACAAATGATACTTACACCATTAGCAAAAGAAAAATTAGGAAACGATGAGGTTAAGATGCGAATAGCCTTGAAACTAGGTAAATCTTACATCACCATGAGACGATGGATTCAGTATGAACCAATTCACCCAAACCTTACTAAAATTGAATCTATTGAAGCTATAAAGGAATTCACAGGCTTGAAAGATGAAGAAATTTTTGAAAAAGAACTTTCTAATAACTAGAAAAATGAACACCGAAAAAATATTATCAGAAATTAATCAGCTCAAAATGTTTGCTGAATTAATTATCAACAAAGCTACAATGCTGGAGCAGGGCTTGTCTAGTGTGGTGCAAGACAAGCCTACCCGAAAGGGATTAAGCGATGCCGAAATACTCAAAATAAAGGCAAAGAGAGAAAAATCAAGATTAAGATAAAATAGAAAAAGGCACTTCGTGAAAAGTGCCTTAGTACAATCAAATTTCAGTTACCGAGTAAATAACTAAAACATTTTAGAGATGACAAAATTAAACAAAATTTCAAGAAAAGACAATAATCGTCTTAAAACTTTAGAAAGCAGATATGACTTACTGCTTGAAGCCAACAACATTTACCACTATACACAAAGTGGAAATTCAAGAACTACAAAGTATTTCAAAGTATTGCTAAGAATTAAAGAGCTAATCGCCATCGAAAGAATGGTAGGTAGAGCAATCAATTTGAAAGCAAAATCAAGAGTTCGTCAAGGATTTTTGAACCCTCAAAACGGACTTACTATGACTGACTTGTTTAACCTAACATCTCCAACATTGTGAGTGAATTTAAAGGAACAAAAGGAAATTGGCAAACTGTAGAAGGTAGAGATAATTTAATAAAAGACGAAAAAGGATGGCACATAGCAACAACTTGGGTTGGTGGAATAGGAAATGAACAGCAAATAGCCAACGCCAAACTAATCGCAGCAGCTCCCGAATTATTAGAAGCTTGTCAAACTGCTTATAATTTTCTTAAAAATGGAAATCAGCACGAGACAATAATCGGAGAGCAACTTTTATTAACAATTGAAAAAGCAACATTATGATTTTAGGAAAATCATTTAATCGAAGAGTAAAGGAAATCATTTCGGATCCAGCATTTGATAAACCGATTTCGAATTTGACAAAAGATTTGTCGAAAAAAGGAAACATCATTTTAGTAACACGCATAAAACCTCAAAAATGAGTATAGAAAAAAATCAGGTTTACAAAACCCATTCAGGAAAATTTTTGCAGCTGGTTCAAATCAAAGAAAGTGGCTTTCATCACTTTATCGAAATTCAAGATAATTTAAACAGACGTCCAATGCCAGAGATAAGAAACAAATTTGGACACGTAACTCGAAGAGTGAAGCTAGTTTATTCAGAAGAAACAATATCAACCTTCAAAAAATTGAAATCACTATGAAAATTGAAATCAATAAAACAGCTGGAAAGTGGCTTATCAATGGTAAGCCTTATGATAAAATAAGCGAAGAGGAAAAACAATTCTTTGATGAGTTTATACTCTCGATGAGGTGGCAATTTGAGTGTGAGCAATTTGATAAACGAAATAAAACTAAAAATCATGAATAACGAAACAGAATTCGAAAAAAGCAACAGAATGTTTTCACTTTTCTGTTATGCAATTCTTATAGCACTAAGTGTTGGGACAATTTTTGGCGGAGTAATAACCTATTTCATTCTAAGATAATGGACGCCAAACAGTACATAAGCTTCTTTGGAAGTAAACGAAAAGCTATTTCATACCTAGAAAAATCAATTGCACTTTATGAGAATTCAAAACTAGTGCAAACTCCAAAAACAGTGAAACGAATAGAAGATTATAAAAATCTTTTAGCAGAAATACAATCAATTTAATAATCAAATTTTAATACAATGAGTAAAGCAAAACCTTTCAATTTAGAAACCATAGAGGTTTCAATGCTTCCAGAATTACAAGGCTGGAAAGAAAAACAAGAAGCTATCGTAAAAGAAAATCCTTTTGTTGCAATTATAGATAACAAAACTTACGAAGAGGCAAAGAAAGCAAGAACTACACTAGTTAGTGCAAGAATTACAATTGAAAAGCAAGAAAAACTAATTGCTTCAAAACTAAAAGATTTTAGAACAAAAGTAGGTGACTTTAGTAGTCAACTTATTACCATCACTCTTGAGCACGAAAATAAACAACAGGAAGAGGTTCGTAGATATGAAGCTCAAAAAGAAGCTGAACGCCTTGAAAAAGAGCGAAAAGACCAAGAAAGAAAGGATTTGATAGCTTCAAAAATTGATGCTTTCTATTTGACTTCAAAATCAGTTATTGAAAGTATGACTTTTCAAGGAATCGAAACTTTTAAAATCAGTTTTGAAGAAAATTTAGACAAAACTGATGTTACTCAATTTGAAGAATTTGAATTACAATTTGCTTCAAAAGTACAGCTCCTTAAACAACAGTTAGAAGACAAAATCCAAGTCCTTACCGAAAAGGAAAACCAAAGAGTTGAAGCTGAAAAATTAGCAAAAGAGAAAGCAGAATTTGAAGCAGAAAAAAAGGCTAAAGAATTGTCAGACCAAAAAGCAGCTAAAGAACTTGAGGATAAGCAAAAAGCAATCGAAGCAGAAAACAAAATCAAAGCCGATGAATTAGCTGAAAAAGAAAAACAGGTTGAGAAAAAAGCGGCAATCCTTGAAGAGAAAGAAGAGATTTTAGTTGAAAAAGAAAAAGCATTAGAAGAAAAAATAGTCGCTCAATCTGAACCAGAACCAGTTTTAAATAAAGTTGCTGAAATTAAAATCCCTGTAACTGATGAGGTTGTTTCTAAAATAACTGAAGTCAAAACTACAAAAGAATTAATCATCAATACCATATCGGATTTAGTAGGTGCATTCACTTATTATGACAGAAAAGAAGATGAGGATTTGACTATAGAAAAACTTAATAATGCAGTCAAAAATAATGAAATAACCATTGATGAAATGGTTGCGGAATTCAAAAAACATTTGGAAAACATATTCACAAAATAAAAAAGTAATCAAATTTTAAATATAAATAATTATGGAAACAGAAGTAAAAACAACAGAAAAAAACAATTCTCTACAATCATTTGATTTGAGAAAAGATTTGCCAAATCTTCAAGAAGCCAAAGTAATGCCAGTTGATTTGACTAGTGAATATTGGACGCCAACAAATGCTGGAGAAAATAAACTTGGTTTCTTCCAAGAAATTAAGTCAAGTACCTACACAGATGATAAAACAGGCGAAACAATTGAATTGCCTTGTATTATTTTCTTAGAGCAAAATGAAAAAGGAGAATTGAAAACGGTTAGAAATGGTTCTAAAAGATTAGTTGCTTCATTAGAGGATGCAGTTAACACAGGTAAAATTTCACAAGGAACTCCTTTGAAAATTGAATACTTAGGGAAAGAAAAAAATGCAACAAACGCATTTCAATCTGATCGTTGGAGTGTTAAACCATTAATCGTAGGATAATGGAAGTTGAAACTTTAAAGTTGCCGAATCTACATTCGGCAACTATTTCAGAAATTGAAATTGACAAACAAGAAGCTTGGTTAAATCAGCGAAAAAGCAATTTCACAGCATCAGAATTTGTTCGATTAATGGGATATGAAGATAAGGATGTGTTTCTAGATGGAGCCATCACTTATGTGACTGAAAAGGTACTTGAAATAGTAACCACCGGTGATAAAAAACAATTAAGTACACAATCTGTTGATTGGGGTTCTGAAACTGAAATTGAAGCAGTTGAGGAATTTATGAAAGCTTATGATGTTGAGGTTTACAATTTTGGTGATGACCAGCAATTTATAAAACTAGGCGAACACGTTGGATGCACACCTGATGGATTGATTGGTAAAACAAAAGGTATTGAAACTAAGTGTCCAGACAGTAAAACGCATTTATCCTATATGGAAACTCTCACGATTGAAAGCTTCAAAAAAGATTGTACAAAGTACTACTGGCAAATTCAAGGATGTATGTATGTCACAGGTCGAAAAAGTTGGTATTTCATTAGTTATGATCCACGATTTAAAAATGTAGCTAAACGCCTTTTTGTTTTGGAAATTGAAAGAAATGACATTGACATTTCAAAACTTGAAAAACGATTAACTGAAGCAATAAAAAGAAAAAAACAAAGACTAAAAGCATTTGAATAGTGGCAATTACTCCCAGAAAAATATCAGTTCAGACAGAAGTCGAAAACGGAAAGTTTATTGAAAACAGAGAATTGATTGTAAATGCTATTGGCGTTTACGAAGGAAAAAAAGTAACTGTTACCGTCGAAAGATATTACAAGAAAAGAAGCAATAAGCAAAACAACTATTACTGGGGAGTTATTGTTGAACATTGGAAAAATATAATTCGCCAGGAGTGGGGGGAAATTTGGACCATAGATGAGGTACACGAATTTTTGAAAGGAAATCTGAATTTTGATGTAGTTGTTGATACTGAAACTGGAGAATTGGCAATTAATCCAATTACACAAAATGTCATTAGAAAGCCAAAGTCAACATCAAAGAATACCACATTTAGTCAGGAAGAGTATCACGAAGCAGCAAGGCAATTAGCTTGGGAAATGTTCCAGTACACAATTCCATTACCAAACGAAGATTTAGAACAACCAATTGATGTAAAATTTTAATGAATAGTTACAGAACATCAACTGGGGAAAAGTTCACACAAAGTCAGATTGAAAAGAAAATTACAGAAGCTAAAGCAAAAGTTTTACAAAATCAAATTGATGAGTATGACTATAATTTTTGCGAACAATGTGGGCGAAATGCTTCAGGAACTAGATTAGATTGTTCTCACGATATATCGGTCAAAAGAGCAAAGGAAGAGGGTAAAACGGAACAATGTTGGGATGTTAAGAATATTATCATTCGTTGTAGAAGTTGCCATCAAAAACACGATAAACTGAATTTACAATTTTAAAATAAAATTTATGAAACAGCTAGATATTTTTGATGATTTGCCATTACCAAAAAGTAATACTCAAGAAGTCTTATTTACTTTAATTCAGCAAGGGGAGGTTTCAATAATGGACTTTCCTTATTTATCAGGATTTAGAACTAGGGTTTCAGAATTGCAAAATTCACATAATCTAAAATTATCAAAAAAGATGATTTTAAAGAAAAACAAGTTTGGAAATGTCTTTCAGTATGCTAAGCATATTTTGAATGATAACAACAAACAAAAAGCCGTTGAACTTTATAAAAAATTAATCAATAACTAAAAATGGAAATCGTAAAAAATTATTTACCAGCGACAATCAAATTTACAGCAACAACAAATGAGGTTCCGGAAAGTCTTGGAACATTTGAAAATGCAGAAGATGTACAAAAATTTATGAGTGAAAATTTCATAGCAATGCCAAAGCAAATAGAGACTTTTCGTTTGCTGGACGAGTATGAAAAAGAACATATTAGAAATGAGTATATCACAGAATTAGAAGAAAATTATCCACAGTACCACAATCAACTTATTGAAAGAGCTGCGGAAACTCAAAGTGCCAAAGAGAGTGAAAAAAGAGCATCAGAAACTGTAAGCGCTTCCTTTAATAAAATAGAAGCTTTATCCAAAGAGGTTAAAAAAGGAATTGCAGAAATTAATCTTGATCCTGCAACAACTTATGAAGTTGCTCTAAATGGTAATTACTATTACTACACCTGGATTAATGCTGAATTGAAATTAGCAAAAGTCAGAAAAATTCCAGACCACGAGGTGAGTGATTTGTTCAATTCAAGTGAGAGAAACAAAACGTATTTCGAAGAGTTGAAAAATCTGAAAAAGGCGGCTAAAAAATAGTGTCGAGACTTCAACATAAAAAAGGCAGACCAACCAACTACAGAAAATCTTTGAAAGCCAATCCCTATTGGGAGGAAGTTAAAGCAAAAGTAAGATTGAGAGATAATTTCAAATGTGTGGATTGCAGTTCAATCATTCGACTAGAAACTCATCACATAACTTACTATGTAAATGGAAACTCAATCGTAGGGCTCGAATTAGAACATCTGTGTTGGTTGGTTACTCTTTGTGAAGATTGTCACGAAAAGGCGCACATAACCCCAAATAATCGGTTTAATCCGAGTAATAGAAACAAAGTAAAAATTAACTAAATGGCTTTAACAAATCAACCTTATCTACCTCTTTATGTTGATGACTGGATGAACAACAATAAGCTTAAAATGTGTACTCCAGCAGCGCACGGAGTTATGATTTCAATAATATGTATTTTACATAAAGAAGCTACTTATGGAAAGATTTTGCTTAAGCAAAAGTTTAAGCAAAGTGATAAGCAAATTAAAAATTTTGCTTTACAAATTGCTAAACTAACTGCCTTTGATTTGCTTGAAATTGAAAATCCATTGTTTGAATTGGTATCTGAATGTGTATTAATCATTGAAGGTGATTTTTTGATTTGCAAGCGAATGGTTAGAGATGCCGAAATTTCGGAAAAGCGTTCAAACGCTGGTGGTAAAGGCGGTGCATCAAATAAGAATAAAAATTTTGCTTATACAAAAATAGAAGCAAACCAAGAAGCAAAACTACAAGCAAACACCAAAGCAAGTAGCGAAGCAAACACTGTAATTGAAAATGGAGTTGTAATTGTAAATGAAATTGAAAGTAAAAATGAAAATGAAGTTGCAGTTGAAAAACCAAAAAAAGCGAAATCTGAAATTCAAAAACAAGAAGTTGAATATCCATTTTTTACTGAAAACTTCAAAGTACAATGGCAAGCTTGGAAAGTTTACAAATCAAAAGAGCACAATTTTAAATACAAATCAATTCAGAGCGAACAAGCTTCATTAATTGAGCTTTCAAATCTTTCAAATGGTAAAGAGACAACGGCAATTGCAATTATGAATCAATCTATGGCAAAAGGCTGGAAGGGATTTTTTGAATTAAAAAACAATAATCAAAATGGAAACTGGAATAATAATAACAAACAATCAGATAGCGAACTTAAGTCAAGCGTCAACGATGCAGTTGATAGAATGCTTGGCTAGTAATAATACTTCGGAGTTAATTCATTTTGAAAGTGATTTGACAATTACAAAAGCAATAGAAGGAACTCGCTTGAATAAGTTGGCAACTGTAATTGAAAAGAAAAATGTAATTAAAGCTATTACTTATCTAACAGCAAGGTTGGCTGATAATTTCAATGTTGGTAAAAAATTCACAATTGAGCAGTCTTCATTAATGGCACTAGATTTATTTGATGTCTTTGGATATGAAACTCTTGAAGATGTTGTATTGATGTTTAAGTATGCACGTCAAGGTAGAATTGGAGATGGTAAAGATTTCAAGCTAGATAGTCAAACTGTTTTTCATAAGTGGGTTCCCGAATATTTAGAATTGAAAGCAGTTGAAAGAGAAAACCAGCATAACAAGCAAAAAGGAGAAAATAATTCTTTGCCTAAATGGTCAATGGAAGATGTTGAAAAATTCAAAGTTTCGGATAAAAAAGAAACACTAACAACGAAATCAACTGGACTTGGTGAACGTTCAAAAAAGAATTTTGATACTCCGGAATATAAATCTCCAATTGTCAACAGAGCTAGTTATTTGAAAGGATTAGAATATGAAGCAACAAAAGCTCCAATCCATAATTTAAATAATGCTTTGGAGCACTTCAAAAGTAAAAATGAGCAAGATGCCATTGATGTAATCGAAAAAGAAATCAATTCACGTGAAAGCAAAAATACTTGAGTTAGTAGAAAAAAAGCATCATTCAAGTGGTGGGAGTTGCGGAACATACTTTGTTGAGTTTTTACTCCTCTTGAATGTATCAGCTGATGAATTTGAAAATGTAGCATCAGAAATGTACAACAATGAGCAGATTGACATTAGGATGGGAATAAACGGATTTATGATAATGCAATTAGTTCCAATTAAAAAAAGCAAGAATAATAATTTAAAAACTAAATAAAAATGAGTGAAAAATTAACCGCTGAAAAAAGCAAAGTAATTACAGCCTATAACAAGGCAAAAGGAGGCAGAAAAGTACTGTTAGAAAACCTTTTTGGTATCAAAACTTTTCAACCTGAAATCAAAGAAAGAATCAAAACATTCGATGATGTGTTAAGAGAAAATGGAATTTCAAGAGAAGATTTTGAAACATCCTGCAAAGGATTGGAACCGGATGAAATTGCCTATCGAATGGCAAAATTAGTATGTCTAGCATTCAATGAGGGATGGATTCCAGATTGGACAAACTCAAACCAGTATAAGTATTTCCCTTGGTTCAATATGGGTTCTTCTTCGGGCGTCGGTTTTTCGTACAACGACTACGTTATTTGGGCTGCGTATTCGGATGTCGGCTCGCACCTTTGCTTTAAATCTTCTGATTTAGCAAAACACGCTGGACAACTTTTTGAACAAGAAATTTATAAACCACTTTTTACAATTTAA